TCATCTTTGACAGTAACAACAGTAATCTTATTACCGGTACTGCCGTTATACTTTGCGGACACAGTAAGAGTCTCCGCGAGAATGGTTGCAGACGCCTTTTTACCGCCCCTATCTGTACGATACAGCAGAGCAGTGAAACAACCTGCGAGAGCCACGCGATAAGGCAGAGATTCTTCCGTGTCAACGGAAGTGACACCCACCTTTACAAGGCTGGCTCCATTCAGAAGGTCATCACCAGTCAGCTTGATAAGCTCACCCTCAGGACCCCAGGTCATAGGCATACCCACAGCCACGACGCCTCTGGTACCTAGCGTACCAACAGGCTTCGGCACCGATACGAAATTGATATAGGCGCCAGGTCTTACTTTATTTTGTGCAATCCAAGTGCCGCCAGCAGGCATGATATTCACTCCTTTATTCTTTGATTCTCTCACCATAAGTAAGAGTTTGCATATCAGGTACTTCTTCTCCGACGCGATACACTCTGAAAGAGTATTTGACGATGACATGAAGTACACCGTCTTCTATCTTCCATTCCGCATCTTGAATCTTGACTTGCTGTCCTGAAACTTCGATGTACTCTACAGTCTCCAGAATCATTACAGCGAGGCCTCTACCCCAAGTGTTTATATTAGTACGCATCGTTTCCGGATGGCACCTGATATCGATGATGTAGTCCCACCAGCCACGGTTTCTGAGCTCAGGCCTGTGTCCGGCGTTGACTTCGTGGATAAAGATGCAAGGGAGGGTCATCTGTTGCACAGGCTTGTCTTTATAGATTTTCGCAATCTGTTGTTCTGTAAACCTATTACGAAGTTGTTCAGAAATAGCAGATACGACTTCTTGACCAGTCAATGCTGACATTTACATCACCCCCATTTGTGCAATAAACTTGTTAAACTCGGCGTTGAATCGAGCAGGCATAGCTTTTTGAATCTTGTCTAAAGAGACTGTCATCATAAAGTAACCCTCGACCCAGTCCGCACTTCCCTCTGAGGCACCAGCCTTGTAAGGCTTGGCATGACCATATTCGACATGAGTTGCATAATACATTGAGTTGACAAACCAAACTTGCAGTTCGTCTCCGCTTCGTGTAATTCCGTCGAGCTTCCAATGGTTTCTCAAGTCTCCTGTATCTACAGGAGTACGAGGTTTTACCTCTGCGATAAATCTCTGTCCTTCCTGAAGAAGAAACCTATGTATCCACCCATCAAATTCTCTTGTGAACTTCGCGAAGTTATTTCGGTATCGTCTGAAGTCTGAATAATCAAAACTCATTAGGCACTCTCATCAATCCGCATAAACGACTCTTGGTGCGTTGTGTACCAAGACGGCTGAGCCGCCGTACCTTTGTAAGTGGCTCTAACCGTTGTGCCGTTATCTGCATAGCGTCGAATGACGACATAATCACCCGCCTTCAAATCCACATCTGCTTTACAGAAGATTTTCGGATTATACCGAATAGGATTTTTGTCCACCTCGCTGTCTGCTCCTGTGTCGTCGCTACTAAACGAAATACGACACGGAACATCCTTATACAAGGGTTCGAGCGTGTAGAAAATATCTGTCGACTGGTCCTCGTTGGTATCTGATGCTGTACGAAATATATCCATCCTATCATCGTATAACATCGCGTAGAAATTGCCAAGTCCGGTAAGTTTCATTATAGAATCCTCCGGAACTGGTTGAGCTGTTTGGTATAAGCCATTACCAGCTCATCCAAATTGGCATTATGGGACTGAAGCGTTCGGCTACGAAGTGAGCTTCTGTACTTGTCGCCTACATAGACACTCGTGTCTCCCACCTTGATGGACGACAGGTCTGAAACATCCAGACCGTCAAGCGGGTCTTCAGGTGTGTTGTTCATCTCGATTGAATACAGGATAAGGTCGACGGTCATATTCGCCCAGACATATTTGAGCTGAGGAGGCACGCCAGGAATCTGACAGTAGTTAAGGATAGTCTGTTCAACTTCCTTCACATTCATCAGGATTTCATCGTCCGTCAGTCCGCCCTTTTTCATATTCGTGATTCTCTTATTCTTTGCCTTAATGATTGTGACAATCTCAAGGTACTGCTCTTCTTTGTCAGTGTACTGACTCATCGACCTTTCTCCTTTCTTTCTTATTCGAAACTTGCAACAATAATATTGTAGACATCAGCCTTGCGAGTCTTGCCCTGAAGGTCAATGTCGTGTTCCTCTGCAAACTTAACGAGCTCTTCCAGCTTGTAGCTCAGGAGCTCCTCACGCAGAGCTTCAACATCCGTATCTTCTACAGAAGCATCAGTGGTCTCTTCCTGACCGCTTTCGGTGTCTTCGTCAGATTCCTGAGGAGCGGCAGGAGGAGTAGAAGTAGACAGCACCTGAGCACCAGCCTTCTTCAGAGCTTCAACATCCGTATCTTCTACAATAAAACTCTCGTGAGCGGCATAACGAATACCATTATACTTTACAGAATGGTCAAACTTGACGGTAGTCATCGTACTTCCTCCTCTCCATTATTAGTCTGCGGTGTACTTGATATTGTACACGCTGTCCATACCCTCGAAGGAAGGCAGAACAATTTCAGACACCCAGTTGATGATATTAACCGGCAGAGCAATCTTCTCAGTAGAAACTGCAACACCTGTATTAACAACACGAACATCTGCCAGAGTATTACCAGACATCAGGTCGGCTTCCTCAGGAGTAGTACCGTACCAAGTCTTGCCCAGAGCGTTACCAGGCAGAAGAGTAACAGCACCACGAGTAGGATAGAAGTATGCGGCCTGGCCGTCCAGACCAGTGTACATCTTCTCGTAAACCTGAATCTTAATCTGGCAAGTAGTCTCGATATAAGACTTAACCTGTGCATCAGTTACGATTACATTTGCGGCCGCGGCGGCAAGAGGATTCATGCCCAGACGAATTTTCGCATTGGACATCAGGTCCTGCCAAGTGCCAAAACCGATAATCATACGAGACAGAGTAACGCCCTTCTGAGCCGCCGCTCTCTTCGCATCCAGAATATCCTGAATAGGATTACTGTTAGCGTGGTCAGACCAACGAGCAGTAGTCAGGAGCTCAGTGTTATTGTTATTGCCCCAAGTACCATTAGGGTCGTAATTGTACTGGTAGGTTACAGCCTGGCCAGATTCAGAAACAGATGCAATAGTGAATGCACCGCTATGAAGCAGGCTCATACGCATGATTTCAGGAGTTACCATTGCACCGTCAATCAATTCCTTGGTATCATTGAAGATACGAGAAATGAGGGTACGAGCGTAACCGTTGTTATTAGCTTCCAGGAACATGAGCAACTGCTGTCTGTCCTCTTCACCCAGTCTCATGGACTCACGGAAGAAAGGCATACGAGTAGACTCAATGCTCACGCCGGAACGGTCACGAACAAGAGGCTTCGCATCAAATGCAGAAGGCTGAAGAGCAACAGGCAGATTACCCTGGCCCTTAATCCACTCGAGCTTCAGGCCTGTCTTTTTATCGGCAGGGAACAGACTCTCACCCAGATAAGGGATACGGTTAGACGCCAGCTCTTCGTAATATGCGGCAATCGCGGTAGCGGTTACCATTTCGAACAAAGAATTAGCCATTGTAGTTTATCTCCTCTCTATAGATTATTCGCCGAGAAATGCAATCATCGGCAGATTTACAGTATCGGCAGGTGCGGCAGGCAAAGCACTCTTCTTCACGAAACCGTGAATAATGATTGCACCAGTCACATCGCCTTTGGTTACATCGTAATCCGCCCAAACGACGCCAATGGCGTCTGCATCATTGGAAGGATAGATGGTGCCGGCCTTGATAATCTTCTTGCCGTCCACCGTAGTTGCGGCCTCATCATTCTGAAGGAATGTATGAGCCTTGCAGACATAGTGGTCGGGGAATGCGAGGATGTTCTTACCGGTCTGGAAATCAGTGTGGTTGAACTCAACAGACATTTTCTTTACCTCCTATACTTTTTATTATTTGAAATAAATATCTGCGGCTTTCTGAGCAGAAGCATTACCCTGAGCCTGAGCCTTGGCAAGCGACTGACCGAATTCCTGTGCGGCGTTTCCACCGCCACCTGCATGACTTTCGTCAGGAGACTTTCCAAATGGTGCCCAACCAGCAGGCCATCCGCCGCCGTTTCCACCATTATTGGCAGGCTTAAAGTAGTGAGGACTTGTCTTCTGAATAGCATCGAGCTGTTCTACCAGGCCCGCTTCTACCTTACCATCTTTGATGGTTAGCTTGGTGCGGTCCAGTTTAGGCAAGATGTCGTCAGGACTGTAGACTCTATCTGCGACCGCTGTGCGGATAGCAGTAGTTTCCTCCATCTCTTTCAGCTTGTTTTCATACTCCGTTTTTGCAGTTGCGTTCTCCTGAGTCAGAGTAGTGACCTTCTGCTGAAGTTCTTCAGCGGTGCCCTTAAACTTACCCAGTTCCGTAATCTGCTTATCACGGTCTGCGATAGTCTCATTGGCAGTTTTGACCTTTTCACGCTCTGCCTCAAAAGTTGCTTTCGGCACATAGTTGCCGTCGATGGCATCCTTGTGGAGTTTCAGTACCGCTTTTGCCTGTTCCTCCGTAAGACCTGCCTTCATTAGGGATTCAAGTGTCATGATAATACCTCCATTTCTAATCTCGCTTGTTTTTCGATGGTCAGCTCCATCTGATTAGGTATCTAACGATACAAATATATTATACTACATACAAATCAAAAAGTCAAGACTAAATCACTCGGATTTATAAAATTTTTTTCGGAATTCAAGAATTCGTTCCTGGTCCTCCTTCGGAACATACATCTGAATGTATTCCTCTTGGGACATCTTACGAGGAACTCGGATAGTCTTACCTTCTTCGTCTCGTGCTACTCGTTCTTCTACAAACTGGTCATCAAAATGTGCAACAGTTGTAGACCTACAATTCGGATGCATCGGAGGGAAGTTTACTCCTACCTGAGCTTGACTCACCTTAAAAGTATTTCCGTCCAGACTTCTACAAATTTCAGAGGTTTTCATATCCAGCGTTGCAAGATAATCATACTCTTCAATTCCAGATGCCTTATAAGCGTCCAAGTCTGCCTGGTTGCAGATATAATTCACTTCTGTTCGTGCCAGCGTCCTGCCTCTATTTTTAGAAGCATTCATCTCTTTGGCAATCATATCTCCCAACTGGTTAGAACTTAACCCGCGAGAAAAGGACTGCGGAATAACAGTCTGCATTGTTCTCACAAGTTTATCGCGGTCTGCCCAGATATTCTTGCTGTAATTAGACTGATTCCAATGCGATTTGACAGCTTTCTCAACACCTGCCCTGTCCACGGCATTAAAACGCACTCCAATTTCCGCTCCGTGAGCAATAGAATATGACCTCTCATAATAAGACGCAAGATAGTTGATGCTCAACAATTCTGTCATGTCGACATATTTGCCCTGCTCAATAGACTCAATCTGATAACGAACATCAGCTTCCAGCATTTCAAGACGAGAAATATATTTTGCATCTGCGAGCTTTTCCAGATACCTGATATACTCTGCGGACCACTTTCCGGCTTGAGCTTCTTTCAGCCACTTATTGATAAGAGCCTGAAATTCTTTCAATTCAGGCGTTGTAAGTCTTCGACGAGCTTCTGTATAGGTGATTTTGTTCTTTTCAGCATATCGACGATAAAATGCGTCGATATCTTTTTGAATTTCGCGGAGGGCAATCGTATATGCTTGAAGGAGAGCGTCCTCATATTCGAGAACGGACCTCTCCCCCATAAGCATTTCGTTGAGTGCCCGTTCCGCCCAGTATTTGGCGTCACGCATATCTCAACTCTCCTCTTAAATTATTCTTCACCTTCGCCGCTTTTGCCTGTAGAGGCAGAAGACGCTCCGGTTCCAGAATTGGGACTGTTTCCGTACTCAGCTTCCAATCCAAGTGTCTGTTCCTGTTCTGTAAGAAGGTCTTCCATCTCCTTGTCTTCATCCAAGGTCCAAGGATGGTTAGCGGCAATAGTCTTGGCAGAAATAATGCCGACAGAATTCATACAGTTAAGAACAGTTTCAGATTCATTGATGATGACATCTGTATTAAAGATGATATCGTACTTCGTTTTGGAAAAATCTTTTCCGCCCTTGGATACGATGTCTTGCTGAATAAAGCTGATAATTTGCATCAGGCTCCACTTAACTTCAGAGCCCCAGTCTGTGCAATCCAGGTCCAGGTCTGCATAAATGAAACGCAGAGCAACACCGGAAGTATCACGAATGTCCTTATCAGCAGTATTTACGCCCTGGCCAAACTCGTAAATGTCTTGACGAAGTCTTTCCAGATGCTTGTCAAGGTCAGCAACATTGATACGAGTCTCCAATGCACGAGCATCGCCGTCGCCCTGTACAAATATAGTTCTGTACTCGTTCTTGTTCTGAACAAACTCTTCTTTGCTGGCGCCGTCATAGTTCTTGACAACTGTCACGCTATTCGGAAAATCATCAATCGCATCGGCGATACCGGATGTTTTCTTATCGTAATCGTCAATCAATGTTTTGATTCGAGTCAACAGACTCTGCTCATCTGGGTCGTACTTAAATGGGATGAAAGGAATACGCTTCCAGGTAACACCTACTGGCTCGTTCTCCTCTACATTATCTTCGGGCTTCACATAGAAATGAGGACCAGGGTTTGTGGTATATTCAGGATTCAAAACCAGCTGACCGTTATCATTATATTTATAGTACCAAACCTCTTTCTGGGTCCAGTATTCTACAAACTTAACGATTTTCTTTTCGCCGCCGATGTACTGTTCTACAGAGTAGCAACGAATAACAGCATCCAACTCTGTGTGGTCACTGTCTTTCCACAGAGGAATAATTTCTTCAGGTTCGCATCTGCGGAACTTAATAAATCCTTCCTCATTATAATATACCTGTACCCAGCCAATACCCTTCACGATTGAATCTCTACCTACATTCTTAATAAACTTATAGAATGCAAAATCCAGATAATCTTCCATTACACTGAAAAATTCTTTCGCTTCTGCGTCGTCAGGTTTGACAGCAGTAAGGGTGAAAGCCTTTCCAAGCAAATAGGCGATTTTCTGGCGAGTCAGCTTCTTCATGAAGTTGTGGCGAAGTTGGTTATTGGTAAGGACTTTGGACTCTTTCAAGACTGCGTTGTTCTCCAGGGTCTTGCCAATAACCATTCGCTTCTTATCCTTGATATCAGGGTCATTTTCATAATATCGTTGAGCTGTTTCCATAAACTTATAGGATTCGGAGCTCTGATATTCATTGATAACAGTCTGCAAAAAATCCCTTTGGATTTTGCCGGCAGGGGAATCGTCTGCAATCTGTTTTGAAATGACCTGACTCTGCCGGCCTTTCAAAAACGGGAATTCCATACTACTTCTCCTCTCTATAATTAAGCATGATGGTGGTACTGGTCAATCTGCTTTTCCATATTATCGACTCTAATATGAAGAGACTTATAACTGGACTTGAGTTCTGTAAGCTGTACCAGTAAACCACGATAGTCTTCTTCTCTACTCTTGTCCGAAGCATCCAGCTTCAGAGCAAGTGATTCCAAAGACTTTGTGGTGTCTCTTACAGACTCTTTAATATATTGAAGGTCAGTCTTTAGACTGCCCTCTTGTTCACCTTGGTCCTGGGCCGCTTTGCGTCGGCCTATCCAAAAGGCGGCGACACTACAGACAGAAGAACACAAGGCGATGCAGGCCACGATACCGGCGATAGTCAATCCTTCCATAGCATCACACTCCTATTCATAGATTCTATATCTACATTATACAACAAAAACCGATAAATGTAAAGAGGATTCTTAAAAAGAAAAGTTATTTTGTCCGATTTTTTCTGCAGAATATCGAAAAGCGTCCATCGCATGGTTATAAGAGTCCATCGGAACATTAAGAACTCTACCGTCCTTATCCTTGTCCCAAACATAGTTATTGAACTCTACGAGAGTATTACTGCATCTCGGATGAACATATATATGATAGTCTTGCAGTTTTTGAATACCTGCACGAACAGAGTCAGGACCTTTCTTTGCAGGACGGATTCTCTGAATGCCAAACTGTCGAACTTCTTCTATAGATTTTGGTTCGGAGCTATCTGCAATGATTAGACACTTGCCGTAACCCTTTGCTTTTATCGCCTGAGCGATTTGCTGGTTCGTCATTCTGTAGCCATATATTTCGTCAAAGATGAAAATTTCTTTTGTCTTTTCATTCACCAGGCTACAAATAACAGCGGTAGGGTCATTGGAGAATCCCCAGTCCAATCCGTATATTTCCTGATAAATAGGATTGTCGTGACGGTCTGTCTCTTGTCGCAGTACATTCGCATCAAAATCCAGCTCTTCCCAGTTGTTGTAGACAAGGCCTTCTGCAATACCCCATTCGCCTAGTCCTTCAATCTTGTAACGACGAGGGTTCTTTTCTTTCATCTCATCGAATACGGCGATGTCGTCAGCGTCGAGGAACTCATTACATAAGTAGTTGGTGGTAAGGCAAAACAAATTGTCTCTCTCACCGCGGTCATAAGCATCAAAGAAGCGTTTCTTCAGCCAAATGTTTTCACTCCACGGGTTGAAGGTAAAAGTAATCTGTTTGAAATAA